CCAGAAATACTACTTACTTCAAAGTAATCTCCTGATGCCATATTCTGAGCATTGATACCAACAGAGGGTAAATTAGTATTTGCTCCAAGCAAAGAAGAAGTACCAACAAAGAATGGATTGGTAAACGTAACAGCCTTTGCTCCTGCTCCGCTTGCAATAACATTACCTTGTTCTGTTCTTCTCTGTAAAGATGCTGTATAACCTAACTGTGAAACTCTAATATCCTGTGCAGTATCTGTGCTTGTAAGTTTTGCTCTGAATTGAAATCCTCTGCCTTTATAAGTTCCATTTGCAAAGGTTTGAAAATCAGAATAAGTAGGAGATCCAGATGGATCGTCTTGTGTAACTCTTACTAACATTTCAGCGTTAACCTCTGTAGCTGTAAGTCCATCAAAGTCTGTAATATCATCAATTAAACCTCTTGAATCAAATAAATCTGATGGATAAAAACCTTCTGTTAAGAAATGACGTTTTAAGTCAAGACTAAATACACCACCTAAATCTAAGGTATCTCCACCAGCAGTTCCTCCGAAATCATAAGTACCTTCAGAAACAACTCCACCAAAGTCATCTAATGAACCAACAGCATCGAAATCTGTAATACTATCAAAATTACCGCCACCAGTTAGATTTATAGTATTAAACGCACTTTCAAAATCAACATTAGTTTTTGTGCCTTGGAATTTTGGATTATCTAAATCTTCTCTTCTTGTTTGTGTAACAAGTGGAGCTTGGTTATCTGGCAGATCAATAATTACACTTGTTTCTCCTGCACAGAATCTACCACCATCATCTTGGAATTTTAAAATATATTCACCTTCTAAATATGGAACTTCCGCAGATGTGGTAGCACCACTAAGAGCTTGAATCAAGTCAGTACTATTAGTAAATGTACCATTACCATTAGTTAAAGGAGAATGTCTGACATACACCCTACCTCCATGAGTAACATCAATATCTGTAGAGCGATTCCAACGTAATCTCACTAATTTTTCATTTATTGGTTCGGCAGATAATCCAGTTACATTTGATGGCAATGCAGTTTTACCAACAGCATTAAAAGTTAAGTCAGCAGAAGTGGCACTTGTTTGTAATGCAGCATTGTAACTGAATACTTGAAACTCATACGTTCCAATATCAGTATTGAATATCTCAAAATCAGGAGAAGATACTGTTGTAGAAACAAAGTTACCATTATTGAATCTATAGTTAACCTGATACTGCGTAACACCGACAATAGGCTGCCAACTAACGATAAGTTTTGATACTGCCTGATTATTTATCTCAACTATCTTTTCTTCAGCTTGTAAAGCAGAAGGAGGATCTTTGGGAAGATTCAGTATTGATACTGTTCTTGTTGGTAAAGTCGCACCATCTTCAATAAATGCGTATTTTTCATTTACATAAGATAAAGCTGTAATTGCATAATTTATTCCATCAGATTCTTCTACTGTTATCACTCTAAACTTTTGAGCTTGAACTGTATCATCTTGTAGTAACCAAACTGTATTAGCGTTTGGAGTTTGAGAAAAAGCAGAAGATACTGTTATAACTGCACCTGAGACACTTGATACTAACTTACTTTCAACAGTTCCATCGGGTAAAATTACACTTAATGTTGGATTATTTGTTGTTGGCAAATCGGTTGCAGCAGAATCATCTACAGTTATTTGGGTCGTTGTAGCAGAACTTACTCTTCCACCTCTTCTAAGACCAGAACGAACAGGATCAGCTATTTCAATAACAGCACCAGGTCTTACAACAACACCAGAATCTATAGAAGTTGCAAATGCAACAATTTCACTTTCATTTTGTTCAGCAAATAAGATAGCCTTCGCTAATCTTCTAGCCTGACCTCTTGATGTGCAAGCAAAACCTTTTACCTGTTTAATAATTACTCCTAACTTGGCTATCGAAGCAGTATCTTCATAAACCTCATAATCTATTTCTCTGCTATCCATGTTGAAGTAAGAAACAGAAATTACAGTATTTCTTGTTTTTAATCCACTTCCTGAGTAACTGAAACCTTCTTCCGTTACATTGGCAAGGTTGAATAAATAACTTGCATCTTTTGGACTATCTTGTGCAAGAAGAATACTACCAGCAGACCATATCGGCATACATCTCATTACACCAGCAAGTTCATTTATCAGATCAAAGGCTTCACTAGATGATTGAATATTTACATTACAACTGAATCTAGCTTCCTGTCCTCCAAATCCATCATCAACAAGAGTATTAGCAAACTTACTAGCAGTAACAAAAGAGAAAAGATCAAGAGAACTGTCAGTTATATGATTACCAAATCCATATCTAGTATCTGTAAGAAGATCAAGTAACACCATCGCAGGGCATGAGCACCATTGAGCAGCACCCATAACTCCATTAAAAATATAGCCATCAGGATAAACAATACGACCAGTTGTACTATCAACAGTAGGAGTACCAGAACTATTTGCACCTGCTCCTGGAATCCTTACCTTTATTCCTCTGATACGATACTTTCTGCTAGGTATTGATTGAAACTGCATAGAGTCCAATCGAACAGAAGCATAAGCACTATTGGCATAAGTATTGGAATCATCAATAATTTCAGCAAAACTTGTCCATTGAAATGCATCTTGTAAACTTGAATCTGAACTATCAGCAGTAACTCTGGTAACTCTTATATCAACAGGAAAAGCACCAGTAACATTTATCCTGTAATCTCTTTGGTACGCATCAGCAGTTCTTCCTGTAATAGTGTCAGAAATTACATCAGTAAAACCACCAGAATTATATTGAACAGCTATTTTTAAAGAAATAGAAGAACCTAATAAATCTCCTTTGTCTGTTGCTTTCTGTAATTGAGGTACAGTAATCGTTACATTAATAGCATCAACATTAGAATTTGTTATCTGTCTTGTAACTGGAGAAGATTGAGTTACAACTACTCCAACTGCTGTGATAGAAGAACTACTTTCAATACCTTCAACTTTTGTCTGATCTGACGTTCCAAAACGAGGATTGAATGTTACGTCTTGAAAGTTAAAATCAGTTGTAGCTGGAGAAGCAGAATTAGCTGTTGATTTTAAAACAGGAGTATCATTTAAAAACACATCCTTTAATGCGGCATTATTATATGCAGCAGTTCCTTTTGTTCTTCCTTCTTTTGATGCTGAAGCAAAGCCCTCTATCTCTCCTTCAGATATAAGATCAAGGAAAGTAGCAAATTGTCTACTATGTAAAGTATCAGGAGTTCTTGTCGGTTGAGGGGGAGGTGGAGGACTACCACCGCCACCGCCAGAACCAATAATGTTTTTTGGTGCGTCTGTCATGCCTGTACCTGTTGAGTATCAATAGCACCACTTATAACAACTGATCCTGTTACGATCTCTCCATAAACTATTGGAACAGGTGTACCTGCTCTTGATGTATTTTGCGTACCAGAAAAACTAAATGATAATTGTGGATCTTGCTCTGACTTAAATTCTTTTGGTTTAGGTAAAGGAAATAACATATCACTCACACCAGATAACACTAAAGAAGCACCAAGATATACAGCAGCTTTTGTTACAGCACCAGAAAATCCAGTTAAAGTACCAAACCCAGTAACACCACTTTTAAAACTGAATGATAGAGCAGGATTAATAATAAAAGCACCTGCAATTAAAGCAGCACCTAATAATATTTTTCCAACACCTCTACCAGCACCAGCAATTACAGGAACAATATGTATATCTTCCTGTCCTATTGGATGGTGTATTTCTTCTTGATCTATCGAATAATTACCAACTTTTACCTGATAATATTGAGGATTCATATATTTCTCTACCTGCGGAAAATTATTGACAAGAAAACTAACTGCTTTTCCAAGACTATCTACCTGTATTTCAAACTCTTTATGACCTACAAATTCTGCAAGCTCGCCATATAATTTTAATTTACGCAACATAACGATACCTACCTCCTGTGCATTTTAACAACCATTGAGAATAAGGCTCTCTACAAGATAGTCTATCGGTTAAATGATGTAAAACATCCCCATCTAAAAAAATAGCTACATGATTTAAACCAGGAGATCCTATAGACATTAATAATGCGTCACCATTCATTGTCTTTTCATCTGGTCTAAGTTCTCTAAATCCAGTTCTCCATGCACAGGTTTCAAACAAAGGATTAAGAATAAATTCTTCTGGTGTTGTTGGTCTATCCCAATCTTTTAATTCAATACCTTTTTCTTCCTTATACCAATCTTTTACCAAACTCCAACAATCAGTAACACCCCAAACCCAAGGTCTACCCAATAAAGGTGGTTTATATCCACAAGGTTCACAATATCCCCATTGTTCTGTTTTTGGATTAACAATATGCCACGGAAGATTACTTTGTTCACAACTAAT